ACACCATACAAAACAAAGCATGGTGCATTTCGTAATCATCCTTGTACACAATGGGCAGGTAAATCTCTTGCCAACTGTGCATGGTTAATTCAACATGGTTGTGCTTTATCGACTGAATACACTCATCGATATGGCAAAGAACATGGTTGTGCACACACATTGTTTGAGGCAAAGAAAACATTTCACAGGTTTACTAAAGAAGCAATTATCATCTGGAAACAAGTAGAAGATTTTACTCGTGCAATGCCAGAGAAATGGAAGTATGATGATAAGATTGATACGATAACTGCATATAAGTTGTATATCTCTAGCAAACCATGGGCACCAACAAACTATCTTCGCGACCCATCTCGTAAACCAGTTTGGATGAACTATCTCACATCATGAAAGAATTTGACTATGACCTCGATTACAAACAACTTGATTTTTCACTTGAAGAGAACCGCAAACTTTATCGCATTGGAAGGGGAGAACAAGGAGTGCTACTGGTACGCCCTTACACTAACGATATATGCGCTCATTGGCGATTTGTAAATGAGTCTATTGCTCGCCAATCTGCTTATAAGATTTACTCCATGTTTGTTGACTATAAAAACAAACAAGACTTCATTGGAATGGATATGGCGAGAAAATTTCTTGAGATGGGATTTACTCGCGCCCGTAGGTATGCAAATCATTCTAGTGGAAAAAAGTACGCTGAAGATGGTTCCGTTAGACCCCAATCGCCAGATGCACTACACTGTGAAAAAGCAAGGTCTGCTAAAGTGTTTAAGCAAATGAGAGATAAAGCAGCATACGATCCTAAATATCAGGAGATGAGAAAGACTTGGAGATCTAACGAGTAATGGCAGTAAAAATCCCGTCCCAGAATAAAAAAGCATTTGAAGATGTCATGGACGCATTGGGTGGGGATGATTATTCTTACTATCTTTTTGATGTAACTAAAGTAGAACAGAAAGATTCAAAAAAGAAAGTGCAGATTGCACTCAAGATTTTAGTTCCTCAAGTAAAGAGAGCAAAAGCAACTCAAGATATTATGGGTGCTTTGAAGAAGAAAGGATATGCTATAGAAGAGAAATCAAATGAGATCAATGTTCCTATTCCAAAGCAAAAGAATCAGTTTATAAGAATCTCAATCAAACCAGAGAACAGTAAAGGTTCTGGTGGTGGTGCAGCAGCAACTAAGATTCAAGAAACAGCACAATGTGTGTATGCTGCTATGAGATATTACTGTGGTGATGTAAAGAACTTTACTATTGATGATTTTAAATGTGGTATGAGACACACTGATGCCCCAGGTGTTAAAATCGAAGAAATTATGGACATGTCAAAGGAGTGGAAAGAATCTTCTTGGGCAGGTGCAAATGAAATTTATAAAAAGATTGGTGGAACTGGATGGAAGTTTGTAAGAGGTGATGCCATGATCGATGATGGTGCAGTCAAGGATGCTTTTAACAGAGTAAAGAAACAAACTAGACTGTCCTCAGAAGACAAATGGAATCCTGCTGATATTTGGATGGTAAAAGATGTGAGAAAAGTAAAACAACATCTTGATAAAGAAGTTACTATCGATTGCTTGAACAATGCTCTTCAACAACTAAGGGCAGATAATCAGTTAGTTGGTATCTCTTTGAAAAAGATTGAAGGTTCACCTAAGATGACACTCAAGAATGGTGAAGATGCCATGACAAGAAGAAAGAATGAGAAGGCAAAGTTTGCTAAGTATGATCTAACATTTGACAATGGTAGAAGAAGTGATAATCATCCGATGGATGTTTATCTTTACTATGGAGAAGGCACATTTGAAAAGTTTCAAGCAAGAAACTTTGGTGGTGCATCTAAAGGTGATTGGAAGTTAGAACTCAAAGGTAAATCTGCTGCTCAGGGTAAGATACAGGGACAAGTATTGAGAGATTTGATATCAGATATCATTGGAAATGGTCCTGTTCCTGAGGAGGCAGAGTGGAATAATTGTAAAGGTAATGAGTATGATAAAGAAATCTTTGATCTCTTAAAGAAGTATGATGCAAAGGGTTTTAATGAAGAAACTGCAATGGATTATATTACAGATGCCCCTCAACCATGGAAGTATTCTAAATTATCAGGTCTAAGATTACTGGACTGGTTGTCTAAGCATAAGAAAAAGGACCAGATCATGAAGGAAATTTATCTCTATGCATCTTCACAGTCAGACAAGTCATCAGTCTATTGGAAGTTACAGTAGACAGTTGGCAAACTGGCACATACCCTCTACACAGAGGGTCTAACGGTGCTATAATAAGGGTACCGAAAGAGACCTATGCCTAACAAACACCTTGAGCATCCAGAAGACATGATCATGTATGGTCGTCGTGCTGCTCTGAGGACTGTCAATGCCTTGCTGCACAATCATATGCCACTTGGTGTCAAGTGGGATGGTGCTCCTGCCATTGTGTTTGGTACAAACCCTGAGAATGGTAAGTTCTTTGTTGGTACAAAGTCTGTATTCAACAAGGTCAAGGTCAAAATCTGTTATTCATACGAGGACATTGATGCGTATTACAAAGGAGAAGTGGCGAACATACTTCGCCTATGCTTTCGTCACCTTCCTAGGATTGGTGGTATTGTCCAAGGTGACTATATTGGGGTATCTGGGGGTCGTACCTATACTCCTAATACTATTGAGTATCGCTTTGCTACCGAAACCCCTGGTAATATTATCGTTGCCCCTCATACTGGTTATGACGTTGTTTCTCCAACTGCCACTCCTCGTTTTGGTGTTAATCTTTGTGGTGAGTCTGATTGCTTTATGCTAGGCATCAACGAAGCAAGTGCTCGTATAGAGGGTAAGGTCAACTTCAACTGGTTCAAGTTCATGAAGAACCTAGTCAGGGCAAAGATTCCTAAGGATAAAAAGACTCGTGACGTGATCTTCAAGCACATCAATCTATGGATCAGACTGGAGATGGCACCACCTTCCGCAAAGATGTACAATGTGTTACCTGATAAATATAAACAAGAAGTGAATATCTACACCTTTAGAGTGTGGGATCAAATCTTCCAACTGAAACAGTCACTCATGAGTAACATAAGAGTAAGTGGTACTGTTACACCGTATCTGAATGGTGAACCAACTGCTCACGAAGGATTCGTCACACAAAACGAAGTCCCTGTGAAACTTGTAGACCGAATGACATTTAGTAAAGCAAACTTTAACCTTAGAAAAAATTGGACGAATGAAAAAGTTTAGTGCTTTCCTATCTGAAGCAGAGAGATCTTTTGCTGCGAAAGAAGCAGAGAAACTGAAACTGTCACACATAGGGTATGGACGATATGCAGACGCATCAGGCAACGTCACCCATATGTCGAAGGACGGTAAACTAGTAAAAATTACAAAAGGAAATGACCCAGGACCCCAACAATCAGCAGGAGGAGAAGAAACTGCAGATGGCGAGGGTGCGGTCGATCAAGGTGCAATATCTATTACATTTGGAAGATTTAATCCACCAACTATTGGCCACGAGAAACTTCTAGACAAAGTTGCTAGAGAGGCAAAGGCAAGTGGAGGAACATATAGAGTATACCCCTCAAGGACGGAGGATCCTACGAAGAACCCCCTTGACGCGGGTACGAAAATTAAATATATGCGGATGGCATATCCCGATCATAGTAATTCAATCATCGATAATGCTGATATGCGTACTATCTTTGATGTTCTTGGGGGACTCGATGCTGACGGGTATAGTAGCGTTAATATTGTGGTGGGTGGTGACAGGGTTTCTGAGTTCAACTCGTTAGCAAACAAGTATAACGGTGAACTTTATAACTTTGAAGAGATCCGAGTAACCTCAGCAGGTGATCGTGACCCAGATGGTGAAGGTGTATCAGGTATGTCTGCATCTAAACTTAGAAAGGCAGCAGTACAGGGTGACTTTGATTCATTCAAGTCTGGTATTCCCAAAGGTATCAAAGACAAAGACTTACAGTCACTTTACGGAACGTTAAGAACTGCAATGAAGGTTGAAGAAGACCAAGATTTTGGCGATTGTTGTTATAAAATATTTGAGTACGCTCCAAAGTTAGACCCTCAAGGACTGAGGGAAGCATACTTTGAAGGCGAGATATTCAAAGAGGGAACCTTCGTTGAAAACCTTAACACAGGGATCGTTAGCAAGATTGTTAGTTGCGGTAGCAATTACGTCATCAGTATTGATGAGTCTGATCATCTATTTCGCACTTGGTTGAAGGACTTAGTAGAGGTAAATGATATCAAATTCTTTAATTTTACCCCCGCAGGTGAAATGGGAACGGACAAACTCGCTAACTATATGCGTAAACTTACCCCAGGTGAGTTTATTAACAAGATAAATAAAAAGGATAAGGTTACCAAGTAAAATGAATCTGAACGAACTACCTGATATGTCTTCTGCCTATAAGCAGGTAATGGAGAAGACAAAGAAGAAACTCGACCCAGTTGGGAAAGAGGACGGTGACATTAATAATGACGGTAAGAAAGATAGCAGCGACTCTTATCTTGCTAACCGCAGAAAAGTCATTGGAAATAAACTTAAGAACGAACACCATCAGAAGGATGCTGAGGGAAATGTAGTTCCCCATGAAGATGAAGCACCTGGTACACCCGCTTCTGTAGAAGAGGCAGTCTATGGTGGTGGTAAGAAAGAAGAACCTAAGAAAGCATCTGCTGCTGCAGGTACTGGTAAGTATTACAGAGAAGGTAAACCTACTGCTATGCAGAAGGCGAAGAAAGAGAAGATGGATAAGGTCAAGGCACTGACCAATGCAGGTAAGCATAAGGAAGCAAGTGCACTTTACAAGTCAGAAGAAGTTGAAGTAGAAGA